ATCAGATACGGCCTGTCGGCTGCCGTTCTGGCGCTGATTGGTGCAGGGGCGTCTGCGCCTGAAATCCTCGACCAGTTTCTGGATGAAAAGGAAGGTAACCACACCACAGCATACCGTGATGGTGCGGGGATCTGGACCATCTGCCGTGGTGCCATTCTGGTGGATGGTAAGCCTGTCGTTCCGGGCATGAAGTTGTCGAAGGGAAAATGCGACCAGGTTAACGCCATTGAACGTGATAAGGCGCTGGCATGGGTGGAGAAAAACATCAAAGTGCCATTGAGCGAACCCCAGAAAGCGGGGATCGCGTCATTCTGTCCGTACAACATTGGTCCCGGTAAGTGTTTCCCGTCGACGTTTTACAGACGAATTAATGCAGGTGATCGCAGGGGAGCGTGTGAGGCGATTCGCTGGTGGATTAAGGACGGTGGCAGAGACTGCCGTATTCGTTCAAACAACTGCTACGGTCAGGTATCCCGTCGTGACCAGGAGAGCGCGCTGGCGTGCTGGGGTATCGACAGATAAGCAGAATATTTTGCTGAAAAATAAGGCATGGCCACGCGGGCGGATAACATGAAATCCTGCGAACTGGCGAAACGTAAGTGAATAAAAGTAAAAACCCCGTTTGTTGGCACCAAGCGGGGTTTTGTGTTTCCTGACTCCGGAAAAGTCAAAGGAGAAAGTGTGTTTGATTTTAGCAAACTGATTCGGGAGATTCGAGTGATGGCTGAAAAATTATCCACCTGGAAGTTCATTCTTATCTGGCTGGTGTTTGTGATTATGGCCTCCGGTTATTTCATCGGTCAGATACGCTGGTGGTGAAATGAACCGCGTACTGTGCGTGGTCATCATTGCCCTGCTGGTGGCCTGTGGTGCGCTTAGTCTGGGGCTGAATCATTACCGTGATAACGCCATTACCTACAAAGCCCAGCGCGACAAAAATGTCAGAGAACTGAAGCTGGCGAACGCGGCAATTACTGACATGCAGATGCGTCAGCGTGATGTTGCTGCGCTCGATGCAAAATACACGAAGGAGTTAGCTGATGCGAAAGCTGAAAATGATGCTCTGCGTGATGATGTTGCCGCTGGTCGTCGTCGGTTGCACATCAAAGCAGTCTGTCAGTCAGTGCGTGAAGCCACCACCGCCTCCGGCGTGGATAATGCAGCCTCCCCCCGACTGGCAGACACCGCTGAACGGGATTATTTCATCCTCAGAGAACGGTTGATGACAATGCAGAAGCAGCTGGAAGGGGCGCAGGAATATATCCGCACTCAGTGCACTAAGCTGGCTTTTTATTATCCGGAGGATATATGAAGAAATTACTGGTAACCGTAAAGCCTTTTCAGGGAACAATTCTGTTCCGTATTTTGCAGCGTGGTCGTGTTCTTGTTGAAGGTTCGTTCAGTGGTAAATGTACGCAATTACACTCCCGGACCTTTCAGGTGAATGCCACGAATGAAGAGCTAACCGTTGAGTGTACGATGAATGCCGCTAAATGCCGCATGGTATCCGCTGCATTACAGCCAGTGTGTTGAGCGACCTTATTATCCATGCGCGGTATTGTCGCCGTATTCCCGCATTAACAGAGACCGCAGCCCGACCGGGAGACTCCTCTTCGCGAGTGTGCGGGGATAATCAAAAACGATACACACCGGGGTTTACCGCGTTAACGGAGCGCGGCGTTGCCCCTCATAGTCGCCTGTCCGGTGCGATGGTGGAAGAAGCCGGACGATGTGTTACCTCGCAAGCCCTGTTATGTGTCTGATTTGTGATTTTAGTCGGATAATTGTCGTTGCCATCAAGCAGAGGATTGATGACCGACAGGGTGGCATTGTTAGAATAAGACTTATTCTTATCTGTGCCGGGAATGAAAATGAAAAGAAATCTTCCGTTAATTATTTTGTTGTCTTCTCTGGTTATGGGCTGTACGCAACATAAAACAGATATGCCCCGACAATTGGTGAAGGCATTACCACAATATCCGGCCTATGCAGCGGCAAATTATATAAAGGGACGGGTTGATGTGAAGTTTGATATTGGTGCTGATGGTACTGTCACCCGAATTGAGTTTATCCGTTCAGAGCCGCACCATCTGTTTGATGAGCAGGTTGTAAAGGCGATGGCAAAATGGCGATTTGAGAAGGACAGGCCGCGTAAAGGCGTGAAGAAAACGTTTATCTTTAGTCCTTCTGCACCCTGATTATTTCATCAGAAATTAATTATCACTCTGTTGTTATTCTGTACATCCCGGCTGGGTAAGTCTTGTTCCGCCGGGTATGAAGATGAAATATTGTTGGAGGACAGTGGGTACCTGCTCCTGTAACCGAACGTTCATTTCTCGTTATTTGTCATGCTGGCCGTACGCAGATGCGTTGCATCTGTTGCCAGCCTTCTTCTGCAGGCTTCAATAACCAACAGTCATACTGGTATTCAACCTGCCGGTTAAGAGTGACCCGCAATGGTCAGGAGATTTTTAAGCAGTCCACGACGGATGCTCAGGGCGTATTTTCCTCAGTTATAGATATGCCTGCCGGACAGGGGACGCTGACACTGACATTCACCGTATCTTCATCAGGAGCGAATAACTGGACACCAACAACCAGTATCAGCGATCTGCTGGTTGTGGTGATGAAAAAATCCACAGCAGGTATCAGTATCAGCTGAATTTTATAACCCAGAACGGGCGTCAGAAATGACGCCTTTTTTATTGCAGAAAAGCGAGAGGTAATTATGCGTAAACTTTATGCCGCCATTTTGTCCGCAGCCATTTGTCTGGCCGTATCCGGTGCGCCTGCATGGGCATCTGAACATCAGTCCACGCTGAGCGCGGGGTATCTTCATGCCTCGACGAACGTTCCCGGCAGCGATGATCTGAACGGGATTAACGTGAAATACCGTTATGAGTTTACGGACACACTGGGGATGGTGACGTCATTCAGCTATGCAGGAGACAAGAATCGCCAGATTACCCGTTACAGCGATACCCGCTGGCATGAAGATTCCGTGCGTAACCGCTGGTTCAGCGTGATGGCGGGGCCGTCTGTACGCGTGAATGAATGGTTCAGCGCGTATGCGATGGCGGGTGTGGCTTACAGCCGTGTGTCGACTTTTTCCGGGGATTATCTCTGCGTAACTGACAGCAAGGGGAAAAGGCACGACGTGCTGACCGGAAGTGATGACGGTCGCCACAGCAACACGTCTCTGGCGTGGGGAGCTGGCGTGCAGTTTAACCCGACCGAATCCGTGGCCATTGATGTCGCTTATGAAGGTTCCGGCAGTGGTGACTGGCGCACTGACGGTTTCATCGTGGGTGTCGGTTATAAATTCTGATTAGTAACACAGCGTTATGACAGCCCGCCGGTTCAGGCGGGCTTTTTTGTGGAGAGGGTATGGCAGCAGTACAAATATCAGGCGTGCTGAAAGATGGTGCGGGAAAACCAATACAGAACTGCACCATTCAACTGAAAGCCAGACGGACCAGCAGCACGGTGGTGGTGAACACGGTGGCCTCTGAAAATCCGGATGAAGCCGGTCGTTACAGCATGGACGTTGAGTACGGTCAGTACAGCGTCATTCTGTTGGTGGAAGGATTCCCGCCGTCACATGCCGGGACCATCACCGTGTATGAAGATTCTCAACCGGGGACGCTGAATGATTTTCTCGGTGCCATGACGGAGGATGACGTCCGGCCGGAGGCACTGCGTCGCTTTGAACAAATGGTGGAAGAGGCAGCGCGTCACGCCGGGGAGGCGAAGAAGAATGCCGGAGAGGCGGAGACGTCAGCGAGGAATGCCGGCATATCAGCCGGTCAGGCAGAAGAGAGCGCGGCAAATGCTGACACTTCAGCAGGGGATGCATCGGAGTCAGCCCGGCAGGCGGCAGAAAGTGCAGCCGCTGCAAAGCAGTCAGAGGAGGCGTCCTCGTCCTCGGCCTCTGCGGCCGCTCAAAAAGCCAGTGAGTCATTACAAAGTGCAGCAGATGCTGAGTTGTCAAAAAAGACGGCAGAAAGTGCAGCCGGTAATGCAGCCAGGGATGCAACGACCGCAACAGAAAAAGCCCGGGAGTCAGCAGAAAGCGCACAGTCAGCGGAACAAAGCAGGATAGCGGCGGAAGAGGCCGTAAACCGAATCCCCACCGTGGTGGGACCTCCCGGGCCAAAGGGGGAACAGGGGCCCGCGGGTCCTCAGGGGCCGAAGGGTGATAAGGGAGAGCGCGGTGACACCGGCCCTGTCGGGGCAACCGGCGAACGGGGACCGGCAGGTGATGCTGGTCCGGCAGGCCCGCAGGGGCCGAAAGGTGACAGGGGAGAGCGGGGAGAGACCGGTCTGACGGGAAATGCAGGTCCACAGGGTCCAAAGGGAGATACCGGTGCGGCAGGCCCGGCAGGCCCACAGGGACCGAAAGGAGAAACAGGTGC